GTCCTCGCAGTACCCCGGCCAGTGGCCCGTTTCGACGCACTGCTTGTAGCGGTCAAAAGCCGTGCGCACCTTGATCGCGCCGACCTCCAGCATCGCCGGCGACGCCCACACCGGTCTCGCGTCAAACGGCTCGTTGTCCTCCAGGAACACCCAGGCGAACAGTGGCCGAGTTTCCTCAATAGATTCCGCCGCCTCCAGGTACCACGCCGCTTGCATGTCCCAGCCGTAGTCGCGGATCGACTTCTGTAGCGATTCCTCGGTGGCCTTACCCACTTGGCACTTTTTCAGGTCGAGCACCGTATCGGGGCACTTCGCGCCGTGGATCCACTTGTCGAGCCGGGCCTTGCACGGGAAGCCGTCCTTGGACCAGACGATGGACACCTCCGCCCCGCCGTGCGCCCGCAAGAGCTTCACAACCTTGTGGGCGAACACGCTGGCGACGATGCGTTCGATACGCCCAGCCTCAGCCGAATCAACGTAGTCAATCGGCTCCGTGGCGTCGGGGAACTGCTTGCGGTGCGTGCCGCAATACCACTGGTGGTTGTTCGCGTCGTAGAATCGGCCAGCCGAGCCGCATGGCTGCCCTTTGCGTGGCCCCGACGCAACCGGCACCTTGCATGGTTGGGCGACGAGAAATTGCTTACGGAATAGGTCGGGCTCCAGCAGCCGACAATGCACGGCCCGGCCGAGCTTGCGGGCGCGGCTGTCGGAGTCCAGCAGGCCGTCAATGGCCGCCTTGAGGTGTTTCGGGGACACCTGATAGCCGAGCTTCAAAGCCGAGGCGTTGAGCGCGGGCCACATCCGGTATTCCTCATACGGCACCTCGTACACGCCGGGCGCTGGGCACTCGGCCAGCCACTCGGGCGTGAATGGCTCGGGGGCGCCGGGCAGAACGGCGAAGCTCGCCACCTCGTTGTCGTTGTGAATCTTCTTCACAAGCGTGCCCTCCGTTCCGTGTCTGCCGCTCGCCGCAATTCCCAGTCCACTTCACACGCCTCCAGCATCGCGTCGTGGCAGTCACGCTCCGCTCCGCGCTCTTGCCGCTCAGCGTCGATGTTTAGGCCGGTGCCTTGCGAATAACGCAGCCACCGTTGCATTTCGATCCCGCCCGGCCCAATCACGTCCACCTCGACCTCTTCCAGCCGGGGCCGGCCGGTGATCTCGAAAGTGCCATCAGGGTTCCGGCGGTACGGCACCAGGAACAGCCAGGTGGCGTTTTCGTGCGTGTAGGTGTACTCCGCGCGATTGTCATGCGGCATTACGCAGGCTCCTGTTCACGCAACACGGCTATCGCGGCCGACAAATACTTTTGCGCCATCGTTAACCGCTCGCGACACAGCGGGCCAACAAACCCGGCGGCCTCAATCACCTGGCCGACCAAGCCGATGGCCGTGTCGCAGTGGCGCGCGGCCGTGTCTGGGTTGTTGGGCGAATCGTCGGTCGGCAAGTCGCCGGCCAGCGAATGCACGTCGCCATGCGCCTGCTGCAAGAGGTAGATTTCCTCGCGATGCACCGGCACCTCGGGCGGGGCGTCGATGCCGAGCCGGACCGCGTTGCCGCTCCGAATCTCGACCACGACGATTGTGATATCGTCGCCGATTCTGATGGATTCGTTCTTGAGCCGCTGTAAGACGAGCATGGTTGGTTCCTCCGTGAGTGTGAATGTCAGTCTAAATTACCCGCGCCCCTCGCGTCGTGCGTGGCTCCCTCCTGGGCGTCCGGTCCGGGAGGCGCGGGGTAAAAAAAGAGAGCCCCCGGCGCGCCGCCAGTGGCAACGCCGAGGGCCCGGACCCGATGCGGCAAAATGATTCACGGACGCGGCAGCGCTGCCAGCGCATCTAGGGCCGCGTCGCCGGTGTTCGCAATTCTGGGGTCGATGTAGTGCCTGACCGTAAGTTCCGGCCGGCAGTGACCGGCTTTCTTGCAAGCCAACTCGACCGATTCGCGAGCCGTGTAGCTGAGCGAAGTCCGGCGTAGCTTGTGGAAGAGGTCCTTTCGCTTGCGGCTGGCACTCAGCCCGGCCGCTTCGACGATCCGCCGGAATTGCCGCCAAAGGTGGACCATGGAAAACGGCCAGGGGAACAACCGCGTCCGGCGTGGATCGTACATCGGCCGCAATGCGTCGACCGTCTGATCGGACAATGGACACCACTGCTCCGTGCGGTCTTTCTGGTTTTCGGCCCGTAGCACAATCCACGCGTCGCCCAGGTTGCAATCCGCCGGCTCCGTCGCCAACACTGCCCCGATTCTCCCTGCCGTATCGTAGACGGTCAGAATGAGAGCCCGCCAAAATGTCGACCGGGGCACGCCGTCCAGTGGCGCACCGCCGGCCGACTGGGAGGAAAGCAGTAACGCAGACACCTCTTGTGCCCGCCAGGCCACCGGCGCTCTCCTCGGTTCCGGTTGCTTGGGAATGAGCCGCGTGCGAGGCGGTGACGCCAAACCTTCGTCGGCCGCCGCACGCCAGAGTGTGAGTAACGCTCGCCGCCTGCTGTTGGTCGTGGCCGCCGCGTGAGTCTTGGCGTAGTCGGCCAATCGTTCGGCAAGCCGTCGTTCGGTCAGTTCGACCAGCGGACAATCCAATAGCCGAGCCGCGACCGCAAGCTGCTTTGCCGATCCTTCGGCCAGCGGCCGCGTCGGAAGATAGTACCTCGACAGGTACTCGCAGAATGTGATCGCGGAGCCTACCATATTGCACGCTCAGACAGTGTGCCCCGCTTTTGGCCGAACGGCCGATGCTGAAAGTATAGGCCACAATGTGGCTGTATCTTCCAGGCGCAAAAGCAGGGGCGTACAGTGAGCGCGTCATGCAGGCGCATCCGTGCCCGAGGCCAAGCCGTAGCCAGGGCAAAAGGGTCCGGTTGTGCCGGATCGCGGGGCTGGAGCGGAAAATCGCTGGCCTGAGTCTGAGTCACGGCCCGGCTTTACGGGCGGCCGACGTTAGATTCCAAAAGGTGCTCCGTGTTTCCGGTCGCACCCGTGCCGCAAGAGGCGGCGTGAGGTGCCAGGTTTAATTAACGTGACCGATTTTAGCGTTAGCGTGAATCGCCGTCAATAGGAGCCGGCGGATTTTTCGCGGGCCGACCTGGACCCTTGCTCTGTTTCTCTCGCACGGACCGGAAACGGTGAATCTCGGCCACTGGCACGGCCCAGGCGCGTGCGTTGAGCTTCTGCCCGGCCAAATCACCTTTTCCGAGAAGCTGCCTCACACGACTGTCTGTGAGCCCCAGGAGAGACGCCGCCTCTTGGACGCCGACGATGGATGTGTCGATCATGGTTGACATGCCTCCACCGTACCGTTACCGTGAAAATACGTCAAGAGACAACCCGAGGTGGTAATTCGGCCCTAGCACTTGCCGCCCGGCCATTACTGGTTACGGCCACCTCGGGTTGCCTCAGTGGCGGGGACAGGATTCGAACCTGCGACCTCGAGGTTATGAGCCTCGCGAGCCACCTGACCATTTAGCGGCATACCCCACTAAATGGTGTAGCCCGCGCTACGCGCAGAACGCGCAGCAGAAAGCCCCGCCGGGCGACGGGGCGAAGGTGGCCGCCACCGCGAGGGCTTGCAATTCGGCCGGTGGGGTGGTAGGGTGGGGGCGAAAGGGGAGAAGTCATGGGCAAATCTCGACCGCAGTGGATGCCGACGGCACCGGCGGCTCTTGTCCTCTTGCTGGCGGGTTGGATCGGCTTGTCTCTGTTGTGCCGCGAAGAGGTCGCCCGCCGCCCCGAGCCGCCGCCCCGCCCTGCCCGCCCTGCCCAGGACGTGGCCTGCGTCTACAGCAGCTACGGTGCCGCCAAGCAGTTCGTCGCGCGCCAGCTTACCAGCCCTTCCACGGCCAAGTGGCCGACGGTCAGCCAAGTGTCGGTGGGCAGGGTGCCCGGCGAGGCCGATCAGTGGCGGATCGTGAGCTACGTGGACAGCCAAAACGGCTTCGGAGCCATGGTCCGCACGAAGTGGACGGCCGAGGTGGAGTACCACGGGCGTGACCAGTGGACGCTGGTGTCGCTCACTACCGATTGACTGGCGCCTTCCCGCAGCCTCGCTTCGTGGCTCGCCTCACCTCAGTGCCGGGCACAGCCACTGGCACCACAAGTGCCAATCGTCTATCACGAGTGTCGAGCCGCTGTCCGTGCCGTCACCGTCGATTTTCGCCTGGATCGTCGCCTCGGTGCCGGCGTCTGTGACGAGCATCGCGGCAGCGTTGAGCGTGCCGTCTACTCGCGCAGACCCGTTTCGGTATCCCATCTGTGTCCCCTCCAGGTCGCCAAAGCGGATGGTCCCCGCCGTGGCACTCATCGCGGCACGGAAGAATACGTCGCGGTTTGCGCCGTCCCAAAGGCTGTAGGTGTGGTAATGCCCATCCGCCGTTGAGGTGTTCGTCTCGTCGAAGTCTGGCGTCAGGCAGCTTGTGGCGTGCCACTGGACGTGCAGCCCGATCAGCCACGTGCCCGTGTAGTGGAACTTGATGCACGGGTCGCCGTAGTCCGTGACATTCATCATCGTCGCAAGGGATGACGCCGACACGCGGCCATAATAGTCTTGCGGCTTGAGCGAGCCGTAAGTCGTGTAGCCCGAATCGAGAACAATCTTTGTGCTGCCAGGGACGATAATGAGCGGCGGTGCGCTGTGATCGATCCCGAGGTATCGCACCCAATACACATCATAGGTCGGGGCTGGATCGGCGTCGGGGTCGGGCCGCACGTCGCTCGGCCCGGCCGAGATGATCACATACCGCTGCGGATAGTATGAGTTGTAGCGACTCGTCGACCAGCCTTCATCGTTTTCAATCGCCCGCAACCGGAAGTCGTCGTCTACGTTATTCGTCGGCCCAACGATGTCGCCCGCGCCCAAGTCACGATCCGCGCGGGCAAGCGTCGGCCAATGCTCGCCCGTGCTGCATGTGCCTGATTCGTTGCGTAGCACTTCGGACGATCCATTGATGTAGACCATCATGCGCTGATACAAGTAGCCCGTGCCGGTGTCGATCTCGCGGCATGTCAGCGTGGTCGGATTGCCACTACTGGCCGCATGCCCACGGATAATCCCATAGGCTGGACAATCCGCGTAGAGCATCCGAAACGGTATCTTGCGCTCTTCTCCCAGCGTGTGCGGCGTGCGCCTCGGTACGCTGTGCGTCGACCCCTGAATCCCGCGCTCGACGTGCTTGACCGCTCGCACGATCCGCCGCGCACCGTCCTTATCGAAAACGGTTCCGGCCATTACGTCGCGTCCTCACGAATAACAGTAGTGGCAAACACGCCCTTCGCCAGCGTACCGAGCGACCGGCCCGACGTGACCTTGAAGCTGTCGAGGTACATCTTTTCCTCTTCCGCGCCCGCGTCACGCTGGAGGCAGGCGATGGGCTGGACCATCGTGCTGCTGGCGATGTTCGACATAACAACCGTCGCGCCGCTCTGCTCGGTGCCGTTGATGTAGAACTTCACGTCGGCCAACGAAGAGAAGTCTATCCGAAAATGCGTCCAGGTGTTGTCAACCAGGTCGGCCCCGCTGTCCTGGTCGTCCGTGTCCGTACTGCCGTCGTCGGCCTCAACCAAGATGTTCGCCGAGGTGCCTTCCATGCGGAACCAGGCCGACGTAGCCACCGCGTCTAGATCGTCTTCGGCATTGGTGTGGGCCGAACAGACGCCCAATACAAGCCGCTGGTCGGCCGAGCCCAGGGCGTTGGTGCCGGTCAGGTCCAGTTTTGCCCGCCACTCGACAATAGGCCGCTCGAACAGGTCGATCCACAGGTTATCCGACGTGAACAGTTGCGTCGACTGGGCCTCGCTGTCCGAACTGTTGATTAGCGAGTACACGCCACAACCCGAGTCCGTCACATAGTCCTCGGTGCTGTTCGCCGTTTCCGCGTCCACCGCCCACAAGGCCGGCAGCGTGTCCCCGGCGTCGGCCACGAAGTCCTCGACAAGCGCGAAGTCGTCCGCGTCGGCCCCGTTCGGCAACACGATCACCTCCAATACGTCGCCGTCTGCCAGCGTGCTTGTGCTTACCGTGCCGGACACCAGCGTGTATGCAGTATCGGCCGAGTCGATCTCAACCGGGCTTGAAAGGATCGACGTGCCGTTCTTGTGTAGGTCGACGTCCACGGTTGAAGTGGACGTACACGCGACAACCGCCCCAACCTCGAACGCCACGATGGTCCCCGTGCTGCCGTACACGGTGTGAATCACCTGCGAGTCGAACGCCGCTGTCTGGTCGCTCGGCTGCGCGTAGGTCTTGCTTGTCTGGTGCTCCAGCTTGGTAGCCGCGATGGCAGCCGACGCGGATACCTTGGCGTTTGTCACCGTGCTGTCGGGCAGCGTCACGGTATCGTTGAACACGACGTCATCCATGAAATGCTGCTCGCCGATTATTCGGGAAGGTTCGGCCATTGTCTTGACTCCTGTTTCATAGGTTCAACGGGCCAAATGCCGCCCGTTCGTATTGTCTGAATTCGAGATAGTACGGGTCCGCGTCGTCGGCCAGTTTCGTCCCGTCTGCCGCCAGCAATACCGGCACCGTGCTTTTCGTGCCGTCGTCATCTTCGCCCAGTACGGGCACCGTGTCCGTGTCTTCTTTCAGGTGTCGCGGTCCGGCGTTAAGCACCTCAAGCGGGATCCACTTGCGACGATTCGTGTGTATCTCGATGTTCTCGCTGAAAAACTCGACGCCGTTTTCGTAGAGGGGACCATGCGCACCGTACACCGCGATTTTGCAGGTGTCTTTTGCGTGGCCCCGCCAGGTGTCGCTGTTGACTTTATTGCGGTAGCTTTCCGCTTTCGCTTCGTCGAACGATGCGACGTTGCGGGTCGCGGTGATGATCCCATGCACTTGCTCGGTCAGCGGCGGCGGGTCAAGCGGGTCGCCCATGCGTTGGCCGCCGACCGCCGGCCCGGCCGTGTTGACGTAGGCTTTGCCGTCGAGATCCTTGAACTGCGTTTCCGTGTAAATCGCGCCGGCCCACGTGAACACCGTCGGCCGATTGAGCGGGTTGGCGACGTCTTGATTCGGGTGCTGCTCTCGGTCAAACTTGGAATCGTACTTGCACACCACTTCCCATATGGCATGGCCGTTCGCAAGCTCGGCTATTTTGTGCGGGTCAAGCTGCTTGCACAATGCGCCGCTGTCCGCCGGGTGCGCCTGGTACTTGACCGGAATGCCCAGGGCAACCGCCGCGTATATCGTTTGTTCGGTATCGCTGGTCGAGTCGCAGTCAACGATCAGCACAATCGTGTACTGTCGCCGTCCATGCACGTCGGCCGTGCCGCGATTGGTCGCGTATTTCGTCGTTACGCTTACAACGCTCATGCCATATTCACCACTTCCAAGTCTTGTACCTGCCGGGTGTTGGCTTCGATCTTTTCGAGGATCGCGTTGCCCTTCTCCACGGCCTTCACTTCGGGCGATTGGCTGTTGACAATCGTGGAGTACGCCGCGGCCGATCCGCGAGCCATCGCGGACACCGAGTACGGCCCGCCCGGCGTCGTCGGCATTTCCTCCGGCCCCCGGAACTTGGCCCACGCTGCGTCTACGCCACGCTGGTGCATCTCTTGCGACAACGCGCCGACGGCAAGGTATTTGTCGAGGTCCGCGAGGTCCGCGCCAAGCTGCTCAAGCGGCGTGCGGAGTGTTGCGGCAAACGCCATGCCTTCGGAGAACGTCGCGGATAGTTCCGTGCTGAGCTTGTGAACGCTCGCCGTCACTCGCTTGTCGAACTCAATCAGCTTGTCGAGCGGTTCGCGCAGCCCGGCCGCAAGGTCTTTGGCGTTTGTCAAAAATGCCTTGCCCATCTCAAGTGCCGGACTCGCCAATCCGCGACCGGCCCCGAGTACGGCGGATGCTGTTTCCTGCTGTTGCTTAGCCGCCGCCTCGGCCGCTTGCTTGGCCCGCTGCTGCCGTTCGCGATCTTCAGCAATTCGTCGCATCCGTTCCGATGGCGTGTGTGCCGTCCAAATGTCCGTCCACTTAGCCGGGCTGTTTACCGCCATCTTGCCGACATTGGCTACCGTGTGCCCCACGTCCGCAACAGTCGCCCAGAATCCGGTTCCCGCGTCCGCCGCCTTTGACATTTTGCCGCGTGCCTTATCGGCAGCATCGCCGGCATCGCCCCACGCCTTAACGAGGTCTTCCCCGATGATCTCAACCAGCGGGGCAAGGCCAATCGCTGCTTCCTGGAACACCGACGAAAACACGGTGCCCATCTTCGTCATCGCGTCGTTTGCCGCTTCGATCTTCGCCGCGTCCACGCGGCCGAACGTCTTGCCCAGCCGCTCGGCCTCAGCCCCCATTGCGGCCAATCCTTTTTCCCCGGCCGCAAGCGTGTTCAACAAACCCATGTTCGCCTTGCTGAACAGGTTGGCCGCGATGGCGTTACGCCGGGCGGGCTCTTCGATCTTTTCAAGCGCCTTGGCAATCTCGCGGAACGCCTGGTCGGGCTTCATGGCAACGAGGGCCTTGGCCTCCAGCCCCAACTCTTTCAAAGCAGGGGCCGCCGCACCGCTGCCCCGTGCCGCCTCGCCGAGCCGCTTAGCCATCGTGGCCAGCCCGGCGTCGAGTGACTTGGATCCCGCACCGGTCAACTCGGCCGCGTGGCGTAGCTTCTGCAAGTCCTCGGTGGCCACGCCCAGTTGATCGGAGAGTTTAGCCGTGGCGTCGATGGACTCCATTTGCCGCTTGACCATCAGGCCGAGGCCGCTTACCGAACCCACCGCCGCGAGTGCGGGCACCATGCCGCCAAGTGCGCCGGTCAGCCCTTTGACCTTCTTACGAAACGCCGCGACTGTTCGCCCTGCCTTGCCCATGCCGGCGCGAAACTTGGCCGTGTTCGCCACAAGGTTTACGTACAGACTACCGACGCTTGCCATGTTATCGCTTTCGCTTTTTGCCCCAGCGCTTTTTGATCGCCGCGAACTTCGCTTTCATGCTCGCCTCGCTGCTTCGCTTCACCACGGGCTCATCCCACTTTGGCAGGAAGTCGCCCGGTGCCGGTGTTCGCGCCCCACGCTTCATATGCGGCGCTATCGTTGCCGACGCTATCACGCCGGCCCGCAAGTCGGCTCGGTCCTCGGGCAGCGGCTCGATTGAGTACAACGCCTCCCATTCGCTCAACTCCCGCGAGTCCATCGACTCCAGCAGTTCTCGCTTGCTTTTTCCCAACGACCGTGCTAGTCGATATATGAACCGGCGCCGGTCGTCGCGTCGGAGTTTTTTGCCAATTCCTCGACGTTATCCGCCCCCATTCCGTTGAGCTTCCGAGCGGCATTGAACAGCCGTTCAACAATGGGTGACGGTAACCGCCCGATCTTCGCAGCACCTGCGGTCGGGTTGTCGAACAGCGGCTTGCCCTTGTCGTCGCACAAGCACACCGCCAGCAATCGAGCCGAAAGGTTGTCCACGTTGCGGGTCGCACCGTCGAACACGCTTGCGTCGTATGCGTCACGTTCCCGCCCGTTCAGCACCCGCAAGTAGCACTCGCCGTGCAACTCGGTAAGCTGGTGCTTTTCGACTTTTGCCTGCTGGTCGGCTGCCTTCTCGAAGTCCTCTTTCGTCAACATGGCATTTCCCCGTAAGGGCTCCCGTGTTATGACCGCATTACGCGGCCGTTTCCTTGACCGTCACCGCCGAGGTGATCTTGTCGTCCAGCGAGCCCGACGTGACGATGTTTGTTATCACGCCGTTGGTGAGCGATTCGGCGGAACCGTCGTTCCACGCCACGGCGACCGCCCCTTCGTCGCCGACTGAGAGAGCGTTGCCGCCGACAATCGTGAACGTCGCCGTCACGTCGGGGATACCGGCCTCGTAAGTGTGCGACGAATCGCCCGCGCCCGTCACGTCCACTTCGGCCGCCGCCTCCGTGTAGTTGATGTCGAGAAGCGGCGTTTCCGCTCCAGTCGCGAATGTTATCGTTGATCCATTGAATCCATCGTCTGCCATTGTTCTTCACCATGCACGTCCCGGCCGTGCTGTTGCCGTCTGTGAACACGCGGGCGAGCAGTCCGGGGAAACTGCTTTTCGGGGGCTACCCTAGCCCGCGTTTAGCTTATTGATTGCCTTTTGCACTTCCGCTCGCATGACTCCTAGCGCCACGTCGCTTGACGCGCTCATGGCTCGCCGCAGGAATGCACGCGGTGCGGTATGCTTCGTTCCTCGTTCAACAAGATGCGCGTACTTAGTCGGGTCGCGATACTCCATCGACTCGGCACGCATTGCCGCCTTGCCGCTGGTTATGTCCTTTTTGCCGACGGCCTTCATGTACTTGCCGCGCTTCTTTGATTGCTTTTTCTCGACCAATCCACCCATGCCTTTGCGCGGCCCGATTGTTGCGCCGATAACCATGCCGTCGCGGCTCATCCACACCCGATGGCCGAGCGACCTTTTCAGCAAGCCCGAATCTTTCACGACGGTTTGCTTTGCAGCTTTGACGACGAGTCGCGCCGCCTTGGTTACGCCAGTTCGCAGGGCCTTGTTTTGCAGCTTGACCGGCAACGCTTTCAGCGCGTGCAGTAGTTCCTTTTCGCCGTATAGCTTGCCTTCAATCTTCATACCGTCCCCCACATCGCCCAGTCCTGTGACACGCGATGCTCTTGCAGTTGCGTGCCGGGCTCGCCGCCTTCGGTCATGTCTGTTTCGTTGATCAGGTTCGCCGGGCTTACAGTCGGACTGCTGGTGTGCGTCCAGCCACCCAACGCCGAGCGGATCGCGTCGGCTATCGTGCGGGCCGTCCGCTGGTTGGCGGCCCATACGTCAACCTGCATCGTGATCCGCGTTGTCGTTTCCACGCCGGCCGCCGAGTTGACCGGCTCCGTTGTGACCCGCCCGAATGTGACACACGGAAGCTTGCCGTTGTGTGGTCGCCAGCCGCGATAGAACCGGCTTCCGACTCGCGAACTTATCGCGGTAGTGTGTATCAGCTTCTCAAAAATGGCGTCTTCCAGCGTCACGATTCATCCACCTCCGCACAGTGCAACTCCAGTAATCGCGTGCCGTCGATCTCCACTTGCATCGGCGGGCCAAGTAGTTCGAGCGTCCGCGACCCCCAAACCACGACACACTGCGAGTTCAAGTCGTTGCGCTCCCGCATCCGCACGACGTACTCCAGTTCCGGTTGCGCCTGTACTGCCCGATACGCCTCTCGGCTGGTGCTCGGGAGAATCTCGGCCCATGCGGTGCCCAGCGTGCTCAACCGCTCGTATACCGTGCCTCGGTCGTTTGCTTCGACCCGGCTCTTGAGCGTCACCGATTTATTCAGCCGTCCGATCATGCGTCAGCCTATGCGACGTAAATGGGAATCTGGTAACTCGTGCCGGCAATATCAATAGTGATGTATCCGTCCTCGGTGCTGCCTTCCGGGTCGGCGGTCATGCCATCGCTGGAGACAGTCACGCCGGCCGCACCCGCCGCCTTGCAGTGCAGGAGGTTTGTCATCGTGCCGGATGCGCAGAACATGCTGCCGACCTTGCTGTTTGGTGCGAGCATGTACATCCCGTAGTCGATGGCGTCCGATGAATCGCTGTAGAGGTGCGCTTCGATCAACGACGCCTCGGCGGCAGCGTTCGCTGTGTCGGGCTCATATTTAAGGTTGACGTACAGCCCGGACACTAATCCGGTGCCGTCAACATCGCCGCCCGACACATAGTGCTTGCATATGATGCCCGAATGCGTGCCACCTATCGCGCCGGCCGAGCGGTTGATCTTGAGGATGTTCCCGCAGTCCGTCGTTTCGTCGCCGGTCATCGCGGTAACGCTGTTCAGGTTGATGGGGTGATCAACACCCGTAGCCGCGCCGGCTATCGTGACCGACGCAAGACCACTCGCCGCACCAGCCGTGAGTGTGGCCGTGCCATCCGTGAACGTGGTGGCCGTTACCGACCCCAGTGTGGCCAGGTCTTTGGACGCATCGACCACCAGCGCTTTGCTCGCTGCAACGGTGCCGGCCGTCACCCCGTCGAGTTGCGTAAGCTCGACGGTCGAAAACAGATCCAGATCGTCCAGTTGCCGGCTGATATCCTTGCCGTCGCCGTTCAACACCTGGGCTTGGGTCAGGTCGAGTTTTTCTGTAACTGTGATAACGTCCGCATTCACTGTTTCAGGCATGGCTAGCCCTCCGCTATGGACTTGGTGATCGGAAACTGTATTGACTCAACAGCACGCGGGCCGCCCGCGGCATATCAATCGGGTTCCACTGGCTGGGCCGCCCGGCGTCCTCGTCACCTCGGTTCGTCGCCAGGTGAGCGACGATCAACTTCAATGCGTGATTGATCGCGTCGGGCACGTCGCTACCCGAAGTGCCGTAGCCGCACTTGTACGTCACCTTCACGACGTCCGCGTGCGCCCGAGGTGTCGGCCAGCTCTGGCCATACTTGAGCCGCACCACACCAACGCGGCTCGGTGCTCCCAGTTCGTATACGTCCGATGAAAGTGTCTGGGTGTCGCCGGCCGTGTCGGTGTAGGTGATTTCGGTTATGGAGTCAGTGGGCGGGTACGGCAGAACGATCTCGGTCGGGAAACCATCGAGGTGCAAGTCCCACGTTTGGTCGATAAAACGGCTCCACGTTTCCGTTTCTGCCATATCCACCGCGTTGTCGATAAGCGTGTTGAGGTACGCATCGCTATCAAAACTGTCCGACCCCGCCGCGTCGTCCCATCGCAAGTGGGTCTTCACGTCGGCAAGCACAATCGGCGTCGTGTCCGGTGCAGTATTAAGTACCAGCTTGGACATTGTTCACCCTCTGCCGTCGCTTACGCGGCTTGATTTCCTCGGCTATTCCGCGACGGATAAGCACGTTTGCTACGCCGTCCGGTCGCTCGCACGTGTCACCCACCCGCAGCCGCCGCCATGCTCGCAGTATTCGCAGTTTCATTGAGACTTACCTTTTTCACGTTGTCCCCGTCGATCTCGAAGTTGAGCCGGCCGTAGAACACGAACTCGATATCAGGGCACGCCGCGACACACGACCGCCAGAACGGCCCGATGTAAAGCGTGGTATGCTGGAATGCCCGCTTGTTGCGTACCGCACCGCCTTCCCAGTAGTCGCCGCCGTTGTCGGTTTGCGGCATGTTGCTCACGTAGCCCTCGTGGCCCGGCAACAGCATCCGCGTGCACCCGTTGGCAATCGCGAACTGGGCGCAAAACAGACCAGAGAACATGCAGTCGGTGTAGCCGTCGCGACTGAACTCGACATTGCCGCCCGGCCCCGTCACCTCCATCGCGTGGTCCGGTTCGGGTATGCCGCGATCTTTCCACGCGCTCGGCACTCGCTTGAGCGTTATCAGTTGCAGGCCGTGTGTCCTGCGCAGGTCATTGGCTCGCCGCGCAAACTGCTTGCAGGCGGTTTGGTCGCTGAGAAAGTAATAGTCGGGCACGCACAGCTTGATGCCGCTGTTGGTCGTGATGACGGTTGGCTCGGGGTACTGCTGGAGTGCACGCATGAAGCCAGCCGGTGCGGTATGCGATGAACCCAGGTTTAGCCAGGTGGTATTCATGGGCGTGGCTCCAGTAGGAACCGGGCGTATTCCAGGTCGGCCGGTTCGTCCACGTCAACGTAAGGCGTGGTCACCTCGACGAACGACACACGCCCGCCGATAAAATACCCCGTCCTAGCGAAGTAATCGCAACGCGAAGCAAACGGGCCACCGGCGAGCCGGTACTCTTCGGGCGCGTCCTGGCGGCGGCTCTGGTCGTGGGTGTAGATGGGCACGCCGTAACCGTCCGGTGCCTTTCGCCATAGGTAGACCGTATCGCGTTGCACGGTGATCGCCGTATCCGCCTCGTGGACGACCAGGGCACGCACCGCTCGGTCGATCAGGTCCGGTGTCTGGCACGGGTTGGTGCACTCAAGCACCACGACCACGCCGGGCTCTTCCGCTATCGCGTCCAATGCGTGTTCGATAACCGGGGCCGTAAGCACTTCGTCGGCGGCCAGTTCCGCCGGTCGGTCGATAACCTCGGCCCCGTACTCGCGAGATACGGCGGCAATCTCCGCGTCCTCGGTGGAAACGTACACGGCGTGTATTGTGGTCGCCGCTCGGGCCGCATTGATAGCTAGCCCAACAAGCGGCACGCCGCTGATCGTCTGAAGGTTTTTACGCGGGATGCCCTTGGAACCACCACGCGCCGGTATGATCGCCACTGCGTGCATGCCGCACCCCGATCTGATTAAGGGCGGCGACCAGGAAAGGCACCGGCCGCCGCCCCGAGGAACCACCCCACCACTCACACGCGAAGTATTTGCGAGATACCGCGCTCCGTCGCGGTGAACGGAGGTTCTTTCGCTCGCGACAACTCCGCCCACACCACGTAATAGCCGCCGGCGGTTCCGTCGCCGACGGTGATCGTTGCGTCCAGGTATCGCTTGCGGTATCGCAAGTCGATCTGAAACTCAAAGAACTTGTCATCGTCGGTGGCACTCGGCAGCGTGGACGTGCTGCCCGCCACGTTCGTGCTGGTGCCGAACACCAGGCCGGTCACGTCGGCGTGGCTGGTGCCAGAGGTGTCCGACTCGGTGATCTTGGCCGCCGTGCACGCGATGTCGGTCGCACCGAGCAAGAGGACAATGGTGCAATAATCAAAGCCCTTGGTATCGAGCTCGGCCACGGTCAGTGATGCGTTGTCAACCAGCGCACCCGGCGCGGTCAGCAGCACCCGCTTGGTGCCCACTTGTGCAGGATTCATAATTGGCTTTCCTTGTGTTGGTTTTTCGGGAAAGCCGGGCGCGGGACCAGCCACGCCCGGCGTAAGGGACATGGCTAGCTGGACGGGGTGGCCAGCATAATGACCGGGCCGGCGTTGGAGGTGTCACCAACGTCATGCACGTTGATGTCCACCCGCTCGGTGCCCTGGATGGCAATCTGCCGATACTCGAAGTACCGGCTCGAATCGGCCTCAACCTGGATGCCTTGGCGGCTGCCGAGGGTCGTGCCCATCGACAGGTCGCCAAAGTAGGCGAGCCCGTTCGTCGAGGTCTGGGCGCCCAAGGTGCTGTTCATAATCTGCACCTTGTTGACCGGGTAGCCGAGGAAACTGTCGGCCCGCTTGCCTTCGATGTCGGTCGTTGTGTTGCCGCCCGCCGCGTCGGCCAACCGCATCATCGACGCGGCCCAGCCGGCTTGGCTGATATACCATTCCGGTCGGATGCCGGGGTACATCGGCAACATGCCGATCATTTCCTCGAAGTCGGTCAGGTCGAGCGTGCTGAATGCCGTGTTCGCGGTTGCGGCCGTCGACACGGTCGCGGTCGCCGCAGCACACGCCGTTATCAGGCCGACCGTGCCGCCGTAGGTGCTGGTCCCGTCACCGAGGAACAGCATGCGGTCTTCCTTTTCGGCGAACGCGAGGGCAATCTCGCGCGCCACGATTCCCGCGATGTCGATCACGGCGTCGGTCGCCAGTTCCTTCGATAGCCGGGTCAGCGTGGCGATGGTCCGGCAGACCAACTGCACCTGGTTGAAGGCGAGTTCGCTTTCGGTCGTCGCGCTGTCTTCGCCCACGAAGTAGGCAGTCAGGCCAGAGAGCCGGCGCGGCACCACAAGCGTGTCGCTACCCATCGGGATCACGTTACACTTACGGCGTGCCGTGCCGTACTGCTCTTGCAGGTCGATGATCGACATGGAGTATTCGGGCGGAATGAAGATGCCGCCCTCGCTATCAACCGAGCCGGTCATGGTGAGGTGCTGGGCCCCGTAGTCGTCCAGCCAGCGCCGGGCGGGGGCGTGCCCCATGAGGTGAGCCAAGCACCATTGACCGCTGGCGTAGGCCGTGCCGGCGTCCGGCAGGCCGTGGAGGTTGGCGCGTCGGGCTACGGCGGGAATACCATCACCGCTCGGCTGGCCCTGGTTGCCCAGGTTGTCGGGGGTCGTCCGGCGCGGGGCGGGCGTGTTGAGGAATGTGGTACGGGCCGCCTGTCGGTCGGCCAGTGCGTCGGCCTTGCGTTTGGCCTCGATTTGGGCCTGGAGGTCGTCGCACTTCGCTTCGAGCTCCGTGACTTCCGCCGACTCTTCCTTGGTCAACGCCCGGTCGGCGTCGACTGCCGCCTTCAGAAGCTCGTCGATGCGAGCGGTTGCGGCCTTCAGTTGTTCTGCCAAGTCCATGATTTGTCCCTTGTGCTGCGCCGCTGTGCAGCACAAGAAACGCCGAAGCGGGCAGCACAGCGGCAATCGTCGATTGATTGCCTGACTGTGCCACCCGCTTCGGCGTGTGACAGAATCAGTCGTTCTACTCGGCTGCCGGATCGCATCGGCGTCCGACCCGCCGGGCAGCGGTTGTCAGTTGTTCCCGTTAAATGTCCACATCTCCCGGCTTCAGGCAACAGCGGTTTTGGTTCCTGCGCTGTAAGTTGGCGATCTGTAAGCGGTTACGCTCCGCGATTCCCTCTGTGTCCGGCCCATACCGCAAGTCCAGCCAACGGTTTAACCAGGCCATGACGCGAGCCTCGGCTACCTCGCGGGGCGCGTCGCCGAACTGCTGGTCGAGCATCGCGGTCGCTTGTCGAACGATTCCATCGGGCAGCCCGGCCAGGTCGGCGGATAGGAAGGCACGGGTCGCATCGCCAGTGTCCACGACGTCCACGGCGTGCAGTGCCTTGGGTCGCCAAAGCGGCGGCAGTTGGTGGCCGTCCTCATCCTCCAGCGGTCGGCCCTTTTTGTCCATTCGCAATTCTTCGTCAGCCTGAATGACCAGGCTCGCACCCATCGCGTCGGGATCCTCCGTGGCGAGGTCCAGCAGGTAGTCGCCCAGGTTGCCGTTGGGGTTGCCCTCGAATGCGGTGTTCGATAGGTAGAGGTCGGCACGGACTGCCTCCACCTCGCGCAGCTTGCCCGGCTCGCCCGGCGTTTCGCGTGTTACCTTCTCCCGGCGTGGGTTCCTTGCCCGGCCGAGGAATGAGCCCAGGCCGTCGCTGGAAAGCGTGGGGTGGGTGAAGCGGCTCTTGAGCCCCTTGGGCTCGGCACGCATTAGGCGAACGATCTCACGCAATGCTGGCCGGTCGAACTCACCCCGGCCCTCTGACCGGAACGGGCCTTCCTCGGCGACCAGAAAACCATTCAGCCGGCGGTTGTCTCGGTCAACGCCTATTTCGCGGGCAGCCGCTTTCAGGCCGGCTGCTTGCCAGTTCGGGATTTTGGTCAATGGCATTTGTCTATTCCTTGCAGCGAAGGTTTCCAGGTCTTGGTGAGCGTGTCGATTCGGTCCGCCAGTTCGTCCGCTGGGCACTCGCACGCGGCCAGGATACTTTCCCGTGCCGCGGCGATGTGTCGGGCGGCCAGCAGGCTCAGAACCGCGTCCGGGTCGCGGGTGTCGTTCGTGACGGCCAGCCACGCAACGAGCGGCGGCCGAACGGCCTCGCGGAAGTGTGTTTCATGCTTCGAGTAAAACGAATCTACCTTGCCGAGAAACTTCTCGGGCACTTTCGCCGCTCGCCGGATGGCGTTGCCTTCAACGCACTGCATTTGATACACGGTATTCGCGGCTGCCACCCACGCGGCGTCAACGGCCTTCTGGTTGGGCTGTCCGCTCAGTTTCGGGTCGCCCCCTTCCTCTTCCTCCCCCTCTTCCTCGCCAGGTTCCGGCTCATCGGCTGTGATCTTCTCGATCGGTGTGAGGTTCAGCGGCACAAAGTGTTTGTCCCCGTCGTCTCCGTCAAGTGCGTTTCGATTCTCGATCTCCCGCCACTCGTTGAGCGTCAATGCACCGTTGAGGAATTGTGCGGTCAAGGCGGTGGTCCGCGCGCCCGTGTCGCCACGCAGTAACCCGTCAATCAAGAACTCCGCAAAGTGCTCGTCGTCGTCAACCAGCAGTTGCCGCCGAATCGCCGCCTCGTAGCGTACCAGCCACGGCCGAATGGAGTGTGTAACCAGGTTCAGGTTTTCGGATTCGATGTTCGTGAAGGTCGCCCGGCTGAGGTCCGCCAGAATGTGCGGCGGCAGCCGATACCAGCGGGCAATCTCCGTTACGTTGTGCTGGCGTGACTCCAGAAACTGCGCCTCCTCGGGCGGTACGCCGATGGCCTGGTACGTCGTGCCCTCGCGCAACAGCGCGGTGCGGTGTGCGTTCTCCGCTCCGCCGCCGTGCATCGACTCCCACCCCTTACGCATCGCGTCCGCCGCTTCCTTCGTGGGGTTGCCTGGGTGTTGGAGCACGCCGCCCGGCCGGGCACCGTTCCCGAAGAACGCCGCGCCGTACTTCTCGGTTGCCACGCCCATCCCAATCGACTCACGGGCCTGGCGAATCACACCCTTGCCCGTGATGCCGTTTTCGGAAAGCGTGCCCACGAGGTGTAACATGTTCTGGCTGCCGATAGTGATGATCTGGCCCGTATCATCGCTCACCTCATATGCCACCGCACCAGCCGTCGTGCGGATCGGCCGAACCTGCCGGGCGTGAAGCGGCCATAGTTCGCGGATCGTGCCGTCCGGCGTCCGCGTGATCTCCGCGTAGGCGTTCCCCCAGTTGACGAGAAACGCCGTCATCATTTCGCGGAACGTGAAGGCGTCCATCTCGGTATTTGGCGCGTCATGCAAAACACGGTACAGGTTGTGGTCGGGTGCCCGTTCCTTGCCCCGCCCGCCCGGTAGACGGCGGTAGGTTATCAGCGGCAAGCTCGCCACCGTCTCCGCTATGATCCGAGTTGCAGCCCACACAGCCGAATAGTTCAGTGCGGTGTTCTCGTTGATCGTCTCGCCGGTCAGGGTCCGCGTGCCACCCAGGGCGTCAAAGAACCATCGGGAAGGCGCGCTGGTGCCGGACAATACGCTGTCGAATATCATCGTTTGATTTCCTCCACGGTTGCCCAGAGAATGAGCACACCCCCGACAACCAGCCCGGCCACGGGCGGCGAGATTACTGCCGCCGACACCGCCACTGTTACCAGTCCTACAAATGCCATGATGTCGCGCAAAGCAGGCATTACCAGACCTCTAGTTCGTGCGTGTCATAGTACGAGCCGCCCGTGTCGTTCATTGCGGCCCGCCCGACGGCCATGATGGCCGCCACGATTCCGTCGATCTTCTCGGTACTCTTTTTCTTCGATGGCTTGATGTTGCCGCTCGCGTCCGTCTCCACCGTGACGTTGCTGGCCATCCAGCGTAGCACCGGATTGTCGCCGTGGCGTATCTTGTTGCTCAAGACGGCCTTTTCGAACTCTTTGGTCGGCCCGCTCATCGAAACGAACCCTTGCCTATGCTCCAGCACGTTTAGGCCGTCCTGGGCTTGCATCTCGTCAAGCAGGTGGTATGCGTTCCACGGGTCCGCCGCAAGCTCCACGATTCTGTACTTGCGAGCCAGTGCGTTGATGTCACGGCGCACAACCTCGTAGTCAACCACGTTGCCTTCGGTCAGCGTGATAAACCCCTGCCTCGCCCACGTTAAGTACGGCACCCGATCCCGCTTCTCTCGCTCGCGAGCCTTGTCGGCCGGTATCCAGAAGTGGGCATCGAGAATGTAGGTGTCTAAATCACGAGCCGCCAGCACGCACGCGGTAGCGTCCGTGGTTGCCGACAGGTCCAGCCCGGCCCAGCACGGCCCGCCGTCTGGTAACGCGGCTTCCGCCCCGCAAGCGTCCCACGCCTCCATGGGCAGCCACCGTACATCCTGCTCGGTCTTGATGTTCAGGTGTAGCCGCTTGAAGGTGTTCTCGAAGGTCGGCGACTCTTGCGCCCGCTTGCACTCGTGCGCGATGTACTCTTCCGATACCGACACGCCAAGGTTTGGATTCGCTTTCGCCCAGATTTCCGGGTCCGTCCAATCGTCGTCAATGCTCGCCTCGTAGATCACCGGCAGGAAGGCTGGGTCTTCGATGATCCCATCGCGAACCTTGCAAGCGTAGTCGTGCTTCTCATTGCAGATCGACTCCCGGTCGAAATCGGCCGTCGTGATGTGGATCGTGAGCGGCTGCCGGCGGGCACCCGTCGAGGTCATGAGCACGTCGACAAGCTCGCGGTTCGGCTGTGCGTGCAGTTCATCCACCACCACCAGGTGGGAATTGTAGCCGTGCTTGGTCCCCGCCTCGGCGCTGATCGCCTTGTAGCTGCTGCCGCCAACAACCACGCTGTTCTGATAGACCGTGGCCGCCGATTCGAGTACCGGCTCGTTGTGGACCATGCCTTTAACTTGGGCAAACACCAGCTTCGCTTGGTCGCGGTCGGCCGCTGCCGAGTACAGTTCCGCGCCCGGCTCGCCGTCGGCGAACAGCACGTAGGCGATGATCGCCGCAAGCAGTGTCGTCTTGCCGTTTTTTCTGGGCACGTACACCAGAGCCTCCCGGTATCGCCTGGTTCCGTCTTTCCGTTTCCACCCAAACAGGTTTGCAACCATCGCCCGCTGCCACGGCTTCAGCACAAACGGCTCGCGGGCCAGTTCACCTTTGACGTGGGTGCAGCATTCCTCAATAAACGCCAGGGCGTTGCCGGCCGCTTCCTCATCGAACGTACACTCCCCGGCCGTCTCGCACGGATCGTAGCCCGGCACCAGCCGGATGGTCTTCTGTAGCTCAAAGTCAAGTGTCGCGGGCATCGTCTGTCTGTGATGCTGCGACGTTCCCCGCCGTCAGTCGTTCCCGGTCATCCCACCACCTTTAGAAAACGCCCCTTGCCCTCGGGGGCTTGGGGCTTCGTTGCCGTAACCCGCGACCGACTGGAAGGTGTCAGCCCAAGCTCGGCTGCGAATGTATTCATCTGTTTTAACGCCATACTCAAAATGCTCACGTACGGCGAGCAAAACGGCATCTTACTTTTCGGACTTATCAACACGGCCCCGTACTTCTGCACGTCGGCCGATGCCTTCACGTACAACCCCCACGCCTCACAGTAGCCCGCCATCACAGCCCGGTCGGCTCGGGTGAGCGTGCCGGCTTCCGACAGCATCTTCGCCAGGCGCTTCCACTCCGCCTTCGCTTCCTTGCCTAGATGTCGCGGACAAGTTGGGGCCGTGCGGCCGTAGTCGGGCTCGGCCTCGTTGTATGCCCGCTTGCCGGGGTTGCCCGCCAGCTTGTGGTATGCCGTCGGTTTCGGTTTTGGTCCGCGTTTAGCCATCGGTCAACCTCGGTGTCAGGTCAGCGTCTACCGCCCGCTGGAGGATCACCGCCACGTACTTGGGGGCAATCTCAACCCCGTAGCAGACGCGGCCGAGTTGCTCGGCTGCGATGAGGGTGGTGCCGGAGCCGAGGAAGGGGTCTGCCACAATGTCGCCTCCCCTTGTATGGTTCTGAATGGCGCGACCAAAGAGCGCCGTGGGCTTCATTGTCGGGTGTTCTCGGGATGCCTTCGGCCGGTCGACCTCCCACATGGTGGTGCGTGTGCGGTCGGGGTTCTTCAGGCGATCCCCGTTGGTCCATCCAAACAATATCGGTTCATGTTGATAATGGTATTCAGAATGTCCGAGGACCATTGAGTCCTTCCTCCACACCATAATTTGCCGCAGGATGCCCCGACGTTTCCAGTCCCCGGCAAACAGTAAATGCAACGGTCCGGGCGGGACCGTTGCAAACCAATACGCACCCGGACGACTCACCACCTCCCCCCAGTCAAACCACTTCACTATGCGAGCCGCCAGCTCCTTCTCACTACAATCGTCGTTCGCTATTGTCAACGCGTCCTTGGTTTTGCCCACATACGACACGCCGTAGGGTGGGTCAGTCACAAGCATCGCTGCCACCCCTGGCCACGGACACCGTGTTTCGCGGTCCCCGCACAGCACCCGATGCGTACCCGCCCTCCCCGGAATCTCCCACAACTGGCCAAGCTCCACCTTCCATTTCTTCAGCAGTTCGTCGGCCCGGTCAATCTGCGGTTCGGGGTCCGGCGTCTCGGCCCCGCTCTCGAATAGGTCAATCCCCTCCCCCGCCGCCAACTCCCCGAGCATCTTTTCCACGCCCTCGTTGTCCGACTCGATCCCCGCCAGCAACTCGCCCAAGGCCTGCTTGTTCGCCTCGGCCATCGCGGCCAGCGGGTCTAGCGTCGCAAGCAGCTTGTCCGCTTCCTTGGCGGTCAGGTCCAGTACCAACACCGGCACTTCCGTATCCGGCGTCGTCTCCGCTCTCAGGTGCCCGTCGATCAACTCCAGCTTGCCGCCCCGCAGTTCTCGGGCCAGCAAGGCGTCCGCATACCCGATCTCGGCCAGCACGCCCTTGAGCGCGTCCCGCTGGGCCTGGGGATGCGTTCGCCTTTTTTTCTTGTTCGGCTGAAGGTCCCGCGCCTTCACCCGCCGCAGTTCCTTGATCCGGTCCTGAACTTTCATGTCAAATTGGGTACCCCATAAATTGTGCGAAAAAACACGGAACGG